ACCAGTCAGTTGGGTAGTTGTTTACTTTGATACCTACACCGATGACTTCAAAGTCGGGGCTACGCACATACGCCTCCGTAGTCATCTTAGACAGGGAATACTCCTTGTCGTAGTAGGTTTCAAAGTCGATGGTTACTATGTCCATTACTTGCTCACCTCAACGAGTTTGTCGATGTAGTGCCGTGCTTTCTTGATGTCGTCAAGCCCACCCTTCACATCACAACGAGCAAGATATTTGATGGCGTTGCCCCTTAGAAACCCAGTAAATTGCTCGGGAGTCATCCAAGATTCCATCGCTACCCAAGGTTGCACGGCCATGTTCTTGTAATGTGAACCACCAACTTGTTGCAGGTTGACAGTCTGCGTTACCGCGTCGGTGATTTGGTCATTGATGCGACCCAACATAGAACCACTGAGCACACGCTTGCGTATGGCGTATACCTGAGGCATGTGCATCTTGAACTTAGCACCAACATCTTTCGGTACTGCGTTGGGGTGCTTCAAAAAATACTCTGACACTTTGGTTGCTTTGCTTTTCATTTCACTCTCCTAGGTTTTGCACTCTCGTGCGTTGATAAAGGTTTTCTCATACGCTTGGATGGGATACCCATGCGTCTTGCTATGGTGCTTACCATGTTGGGGCTTAGGTTGAAGTCGATAGAGATGGTCAGATGTTTCTCCCCTGCTTTCAAACGCTCTGCGATTTTTAAGTTGCGCAGGGTTAATCCTCTGCGCTTGACCACAGCTTTGGCATGGGGTTGCATGTGCTTGCTGATAGTGCCCCACAGGGCATCGTCTATCTCGTAGGTGTTGAAGCGGAGTTCGCATCGTTGACAGTCTCTTGTTCGTCTACTCACAGATTGGTCAAACAAAGGGCGGGTTTCCCGCACCTCTGTTGTACCGCCACAATTAGGACACTTCACTCTGCGCTTTCTCTCGCTCTATTGATTTGTAGATAGCACCATACTCATCTTCTACATCACCGAACACACCGAACTTACGGCGAAGTTGTGTGCTCAGTTCTGCACAAACACTATCAGCCGCTTGTAGCGTTGTCTCTTTGCTGATAGTAATGTGGTAGTACGCTCTGCCTTGTACGCTTTGAGCGAAACCATGTAGTAGTTCAGTCGGGTGTTTGTTATTCTTAATTGAATCGAACAACAAGTCAATCCATTTATCACTCGACCAGTCGGGTTGAACCCAGTCGTATCTAGTCTTAGTCTGTGTGCGTTCTTGTATAACATCTCGGCAGATGGCATCAAGCACACCTAGTTTGGCACGAACCTTTAGCCCTCGCTTGAACACACGCAAGGCCCGTAACCACTCTGTTCTTTTACTAGCAACAACTTGTGCGTCAGTTGTCGGCTTGGCGTTAAGACATTCGCCAGTATCAAGATTGAACTTGATGCCATTGAATATCTCAATGCCCTCGGCTTTCATAGTCAGACGCCATGCTTCCCATCGGTGTTCACCACCATGCTTGCCTATCCTCTTGGTGTGTACTACACGATGGCGACCAGTAGCCACCCTCTCCCATCCGATAGGTATCGCACGGCTCAGGGCTTGGCTTAGGGTGATGGAGTAGTTCTTTGCTTGGCTACTCGTCATGGTAAATGTCAATGTGTTGTCAGGTGCAAAGACACAGATAGTCTTACCATCCATACGCAGTTCAAAGTTCTCGTCTACTTTATGCAAGCGACACCAGTTCTTGACTGGCTTACCCTTGTCAGGGAAACGGCATGTACCATACAGGCGTTTAGCCTGATCGTATGTTTGGATTGCGGCTTGTTCAAAATAAAATGATGACATGTGAGTATCCTTATCGTGTAAGTTTGTTGGCTACTACAGTAGCAGTCAGAGTACCAAGGTCAACATTGACCACGACCTCTTTCTTCTCACGCTCTTTTATCTCACGATGTTTGTCTTTGTATGTCTCGGGTATCAAGTCCCACAGTGGAGGCCACATCTTCAAGGCAGGTGCAAGGGTAGCGTGTGCACTGATAACTTCCTTGACTGCGTTGACGAAGTTTGTTTTCTTCTGTGCTACTGATTTGATATGGTTGCGATAGTCCTCAATCTCCAAGGCTATCTCCTCCCACTCATGTCCGACCAACTCGTAGCCGTAGTAGTCTCTGCCCTTAGCAGGAACATCTTTGGGTAAGCTGTTGGGTATTGGTCGTGAGCTAGTCAGCTTGCACTCTAGTCCACCAACATCTGTACCATTGATTCGTGATACCTTGATGCTTGAAGTCTCGCTGAAGAAGCACATGGGTAGTGCGTTCATTGCAGGAATGTATTTACGATGGATGATTTCGTAGATACGATCACCCCATGTAGCATTGATGTTGCCCTTTGCCGCATCCATCTGCTTGTCAAACATACGCTCTGCGTTCTTGATAATCGCATCTTGTAACTCTTTACTGAATCTAACTGTAGCCATGTCACTCTCCTTTGGTTAGTTGATACACAATCTCATTGGCTTCTGCCAACTTGTTTTCAATGTCGTACATAACGACAAACTCTTGGTCAGGGTATAGTTCCCTGATAGTGTCTGCTAAGGTTTGCAGACTCCGAACGATTCGCATTTTTAACTCTGACTCTAATACCATCTTCATACCTTTCTAGTTCTACATTGCCATCGGCAACATCATGTACCAACGCAGAGAGTAAAATCCCTGCACGAATATGATTCCGTATCTCTGATCGCAGGTACGAGATGTAAACACCCATACCCACGAACACACATACGGCAATAAGTTCGCCGTATGTAATCACATCAGTACCACTTCTCCGAAGGGTGCAGTACCCTCATCGGTAGATACCCACAACACAGGACAACTTGGCTCGTTACCGAAGTCGTTACAGCACAGGTCAGTCAGGAACACTACCGCAACAGGCTCGATGTTGTGTTCCAACATGTACTCAAACACAGGGCTGAACGCAGTACCACCACCTCCGTGGGGTTTAATATCCAACTCATCATCTGCACCATACGATTCGTAGTGACTTACCTCGCTATCGAAGTACACCACATGGATACGAGTAGGTGACATGTCATCCTTGACTGTACGAATCTCAGTAGCAAACTGATTGATAGTGTCTTGGTCGATTGAACCTGAGCAGTCCACTGCGAACAACACATCACCCATCACCTCACCACTGGTGCTTGGCAGATACATACCTTGTGCTAGGAATCTGCGGTTGGGTCTTGCCCATGAACGGCTATCGTTCTTGCACTTGACAAGGAATCGTTGCATCACATCACGCCAGTCAACCTTAGGCTTGAGTACCTCGTCAACTAGTCGTTCCATACCTGCACTTAACTTGCCCATCATCTTTGCGGCTTGTGCCGCTTGTGCTACCTTGACTTTCCACTCGGCTTGCTCTTGTGCTTGCTCGGCAGGTGAACCCTCAGCATCTTCACAGTTGTCAAGCGGGTCACCCTCACCTCCGTATCCACCACCGCCACCACCATCGTCATCCTCAAGGATGTTGTAGATACCATCGGATGTGCCGTTGCCTGCTTGGTAGATAGCATCGCTGAGTAAACCACGAGATGGCATCTTGCCGATGCTATCGTCTGTCAACAGTTTGTTGATTACATAGTCAGCCGCTTTGTTCCAACGGCGGTGTTGGCGCTCTTGTCTGCGATAGTTGTGCTCAAGCATAGGGTGCATACACTCGTGTGCTACGAGGAACTTCAACTCCTCATCTGTCAACTCGTTGCAGAAGTCGGGGTTGAACTGTATACGCTTGCCATTCGTTGCCGCAGTAGGTATCGAACGGCTCAGTACAAACGGCATGTTGAGTGCCACAGTACCGATGAACGGATGTTCAAGAACGAGTGCAGTCTTAGCCTTGGCAAGACGGATTCTCATCTTGGCTTCTTCTTGCGGAGTGATTGGTTTCAACTCCTCTTTAGGCATTACGCTAGTCATCACTTACCTCCCATGAAAACGGACATCTTGTCCATGATTGCTTTAGCTTCAGCCGCTGTATCACGGCGAAGATCGGGGTCATTACGCAGAGCATCAGGATGCTTGAGTAACGAGGCTTCTACTTCTTGTCGAAGTGTCTCTAGGTTGGGGTCATCCATGAAGTTCAAGCGGGACAGTAAGTCACACTGTTCACGGATATTCTCAACCATGCTATCTCGGAAGATAGACTTGGGGTCAGCTAACTTCTCAGCCATGTGCTTGACCTTATCGTAGATGCGTTGCCACACCTCGGTCATTGCCTTGCTCTGTGCATCAGCAACTCTACGCTCAACATCTTGTTGAATACGAGACAACTCATCAGACGCTATCTGCACACGGAAATCACTGCTTGGTACAGGGAAGATCGCTACATCAAGGCTGAACTTGTTGCCTATCTCATCAGGTGATGGATAGTCGTTGGAGTCGTAGAGACTGTTAAGCAAACGCTTTGCATCGAGCATCAGTTGGGGATACTCATTGCGGAAGTCAGACACAAGGCTATACCACTCGTTCTTTTCCTTGCGGAACTCAGTCATAAAGTTGAGGTAGTTGGAAGTGGGTAGCATCATCGTGCCATCCAAACCCCACGGCAATGTGTTGTCGTAGAACTTGGTACGGATGTGTGTTGACTTCTTGTGTACACGATCAAGTAGATCGTTCATCGGTAGCAAGACCTTGTTGTAACGACCCACATCTATGGTCGTACCATGCGATGAGGCTACATCTCGGGTCACTCGCTTGTCGAACTTACGAGCAGTCCACTGCGATATGGATAGTTGCACAAGCAACGCTCTATCATTTAGGTTCATACTGTCACTCCTTGTAGTTGGTTGATAAAAAGGATGGGATGCAAACCATCCGAGTAACACAGGTTGCAAGACAAAGCCATCTGCATTTTGATGGGATGCCTAAGCGATAGTGTTACGAAGGGAATAGTCTGCATCCCGAATCTCAGAACAGCACATCTTGGTGGTTGATTGACCACTTGGTGAAGGCTTGTGTGTTGGCTAACTCGGGCTTCTTACGAGCGGCATAGCTGATCGTCAACACGCTGAACTCAGGTGGCATACGCTCTGCATACTGACAAACACGCTCAAAGTTATTCTCAGTAGCCCGCTCTGCAATAGCACCGCTGAGTGCATACAAAGTCGCAGGGTCAGTTGGCACTGCGGATGTTGTTGGGTTGAGGATGATGTTGTCAGGGTTCGGTAGCTTACGGAAGATTTTTACAAAGCCTACGAACTCAGCGGCATTACCCTCACCGACTGCACCTTTGAACGACTCGTACTCTGCTTCGGGTGGCACAGTACCAAGCACATCAGATACACCCTCTACCCATGAGCGAGGTGTGCCGTTCTGGTCACGCTGAGGGTCATAGTCGTGCAACAAGTTGGGGCGAAAGCGAATGAACGAGATCAACTCAGGCTTGACATTGTGTTTCAATGCCCATGCAGTCCAGTCATCAAGGTGTGTATCGAGATCGAATACAGTCTCACGATTACGCAAATGTCCAAGCACTCGGTTAGCACCTGCTCTGTCTGCTTGGCGGTTACCAGTTGAGATCACTTGCCATCCATCAGGCATCGGTACACCATGCAGTGTCCGTGCTTGGCAGATGTTGGCTAAGACTTTCTGTAGATCAGCACTTGCTTGGTTGCGATCATCGAACAACAGGATGCCACGCTCAGGTGACTTGCCCTTGACAGGAAACCAGTCGGGCAGTTTGTAATGCAACTTATCGTCTCCGTTGGGGAACAGGATACCGAAGTCCTCGACAAGCATGGTAGGCATGTGTCGTTCGATGCAAGGGACACCGAGTTCCTCTGCAACTTGTTGCACGATAGTTGTCTTACCACCGCCGGGACTACCCTCGATACAGATAGTGCGTTGGATGGGGAATAGAGACTTGATTGTCTCTTTGAGTAGTGTGGCTCGCATCAGTGAACTCCTTTATACAAACGATGGTCAGGGCCGTAGGACACAGCTTGTCCCTCGGTACGAACTTTCTTGGCATCGGGCTTCGATGCAAAGTACATGGGGTTACCGCTGTCATCCTTGACAATGGCTCCACTTTTTTTGTGTTTCAACACAAACAGTCGTTTCATAGCAACTCCTTAGTTACGATTGAGGGGTATAAACAAACACTCGTACTGGTGACTCACCCCTTTAGAGTCGATGTACGATTCACCGCATCCAACAAGCCACTCCACTACGAGTAGCGTGGTGAACGCTGAGAATAGGAACATGAGTAGGACTGTGCCTATCCCACGCAGGATTCGCTTGAGTAACGAATCATTGATGGACACACCCATTGGTTTAATGGGCTTCAATTTGAATCTGTTTCTGAATAGCATCTGTATCCTCTCCGTCTATAGTTGGTGGTATGACTTCTTCGTAGGGGTTTCCGTTGAACATCCGTGCAACAGGGACAAAGGCAATGTCCCCCTCCATGCGATTGACCATGCAGATGACTGCGATAACCTCGCCAGTCTGTGCATCAGTACACTCCATGAGTGCAACATCATCGTTCTCAAATGCTTTACCCAGTGTTTTGAAGTTGGCAATATGCCCTTTTGCTAAGCTCATCGGTGTAACCCTCCCTTGTTGTTGATACCTTTAAGATCATCCATGTCAGTCAGCAACATGTAGTTGGACTTGTGCATGGGTGCTACTGTAAACTTGCGTTGCTTGGCAATCTTCTCGCCACAAGCCATGCAAGTCGGTCTTGCCATGTTCCTCCGTTGAGGTTCTACCCTCACGGCATAGCAAAATGTGCAGATGGGTAAGTGATAATCCTCACTCATACAGTTACCTCCTCCCAAGATGATGGTTGATGTGAACCAAGGATGCGTTCCTTGGCAATAGCCGTATACCCCCCATTGGCAAGTTGCTTCATCCAATGCAGGGATAACAGGATAGTTGTCCTCTGTGGATGTGCTTGGCTCTTGTGTCTAGCCGTAGACACCGAGCAACTATCCTCGTTCTCAAACCAAACGCCCTCCGAGTGAACGAACAAAGGCCAGTGCTCACCATAGCTATACACAACAAATGTGTTGCCAGTTGTAAACTTACCGAATAGGTTGGATGCAATGAAAGGTTTACGGGACTGTACACAATCCCTACACTTCTTGTTGGATACACGCATAGTCATACTGTGTACCCCCTTAGTCGTATCTGAGGCCAGTTGCAGGGTCAAGCAATCCTGCAATTTCGTACTTAGCAAACTCAATAGATACAAGTTCTATTTCATGTGCATACTCAAGGTCTGTAATCAGACCGCTGACCCACAACTGGGTCTTTTCCTTCATGCCGTTATGCACGGCTTGAAGATTCTCTTGGGTTATCTTCATTAAATACCTCCACAAAAGTAGGGTGTGAGTTGAACCCACACCCCTTGCTTCACAAATTGACAATAACGAGTTTACGCATACTGCCAAACCGAATCATCACTCCGCTGAAGCCGTCTTGCTTCAGCGTTGATGCCTCTCCCTTACAAACATAACTGCCAGCATAACCTGACAATCCCTGTACTACAAAGTCTTTGCCACTACGCCAAGCGTCAACGGCTTCTGCCTTAGTCTTGTAGTCACGACCATAAGCAGGGGTTACATGAAGATGTTTCATAAGAACTCCGCATCAAACAGGAGAGTGAAACGGCACTCTCCAAACCGTGGATACAAGTGGCTTACGCCAACTTGGTAACAAGCACCTTGCTTGGTGCTTTACGCTCGGGTAACAGAGCGATGTAGGGTTTTCCATAACGGTCACACATCAAGATCGGTGTATCACCAGTTGCTTCGGGCTTGTAAACACGAGGTGTCAACTTGTTCTTCTTCGCTACTTCCAACACAGTCTTGTAAAGTTCTTGTGCATTGTCAGCATTGAAGCGACCCTCTGCATCAGGTTTTACAACGACTTCACCTTTGGTGTTGGAGAAAATGGAAACATTACCTTTGAAAATCATTGCCATGATTAGGCTCCTTGTAAAGTAGGTTACTGAAAGCACAGTAGACAGAACGCCAACTGGCTGACGCCAGACTACCGCCAGCCCGAAAAAGCGTCAAGTGCGGCCTCGTTTTCCAAGAGAATGTGTGTGTAAAGTACTGTTTAAGTGTGTAAACAATCTAAAAGATGTTGCTAACACAGGTGAACAATCTGTGTCAAGTTATGGTCGAATAGATTGTTTACAAAGCGTTGAAACCCGCATGAATACTGGTGTTTTGGGGTGTGTCAAGTTAAACAATCTAAATAATCTGTGGTTTTGGAAATGAAGTTGCGCACCGCAAAATTAAAATTTCTAGACAGAATACTCGCTGAGGAAAGGGTATATAAAAAGTGTAGATTATACAGATTATATAGATTGTCTCTCAATGGGGTTTATTTGTAAGTGGTTGATTCCATTGGCTTTTCTAGTTGTAAAGTGTAAGGTTATACCATCTAAAACTTGACGCATTTGGGGTGTATCAGTCACAGATTGTTGTAGATTCACAGATTATTGTAAA